CCCTCCGAGAGAACTTGGCCACCCAACTTGGGAGCCCCCTCGTTGCTTTTTAAGGCAACTTGTCGGTTTAGGAAACCGGCAACCATCTACGTTTCAGAGTGAGGCTGTAGGGCCTCGGAGACGTAGCCAAGTGCATGGGGTCTTTGGATTTTACCCCAATAATCCTAATGCACTTCGCGAGTGCGGCGTATCCATCTAGGATATCATCGCACTTCGATGATACAGCGACCCAACAACGATGAAAGAATTGTTGAAGGTTCGCGTCCCATCGACGAGGTGGGTCCTGGCCTAAAGACCAGGTCCATCCAAGCGCGGGCGATCCCTGTGGGTTCCTTACCCATTCGCCATTGACGAAAACTTCCTTTGAGTAACTCAAAGGTTGAATCGTCGGCAAGGGGCCAAGGAGCCTCTCCACCGTTTCCCGGAGGGCGATGGCAGTAGACGTGTAACCAGCATGAGCTAGCTGGTTGCAGGTCTCAATACAGGAGACAACCTTAGCTGCGTCTCTGCGATCTGTCGGAAGGTCATGACGAAGGTAAACTGGTGTAACCAGCTTACCCGCATAACAATCCGAACCACAAGACTCTCTGAACCTCCCAGTCCAGAAGCTCTTGTGGCGGTTAACCTTGAAACCGAAATCTTCAAGGTCTTGGCAGATCGCAGGTGCCTCGCCTGTGGGGACAATCAAGTCATCCCCATAGACGTACACATCTTGTCCGAATTCATGGACAAGCTGTGCGGTAGGAAAGAGACCCGCTCTGAGAATCCTGGAAGCAATAATGCTTGTATAAAACACAAGAGCTTCCATAGGAAAACAGAGTGCGGAGCCCATCGAGGCAAACTTCTTGAGGTCAATTTTTTGACCACCAGGAAGCTTGGCCCCACGTGAGCGACTTGCAAAGACCAGCTCCTTAAACCAAGGAACTGAGCGAAGCAGTTCTTCCACGTGGGCGCAAGAGACCCTGTCGCTGGCTTCAGACATGTCAAGCGTCGCCAAATGGCGATATTTTGACGCGTCAAGAGCCAAACCTTGATTGATTGACTGGTCACGAAAATTGACGTGACCGCCAGTCAGCCGAGCATTCTCAATGCGCGGCACAAGGTAGCCTAGGAGACCCTGCTGCACAAACTGCATGCAAGAGGGCTCCACAGCTATTACTCGAGGTGTCTTCTGCGTCTTAGGAACCAATACCACCCTCACGGGCTTCTCGGCTCCGGGCTGGACAATGTCCGGACCACTCTCATCTTCGCTGCCAGCGTAACTTACGCCGATAGCGAATGTGGGTGTCAATCCACAATCTGAGAGTCTCTGATGCCATGTGGGAAAGGTCCATTTCTTGTTAGAGATGAGCCTGTCCTGCGTTGCACCAGGGCCGTGCTTCGGTACGAACTCAGAGAGAAATTCCTCCTGAGACAGCTCGATACTAGCCATGACATGGCTAGCAACGTAGCGAAAGTACCGAAGAAATTGACCTTCTTCAAGGTCAACAACATCGTCATCGCACTTGGCGTAACCGTCAACAGCAGCAGAGTTCCTTGCATTACTGCAAGGTCTCTGAATCTTCTTGCCGAAGAGGCAAATTTGCCTGATCGACAAGATGCAGTCTGTTGAGGGTTCGGCAAGTAGGACTCCTTCCTGGTCAAACACATTGCGGAGGAATCCCTGCAAAAATGCGGGAATTCCCGATCGCGTCTTTCTAAAAGAAAGAAACGATCCCGGCGCAATCCGTTCTTCATCGAGGCTCCTTTCGAAGTCACGACAGAAGTTCGGAAGGGTGATAGTAATAAAACTGTCACCCTCGTGCTTGACCCGTTGCCGCAACGTTTTTACGTCGCGAGCAACAGGGGCACCACTCCTCCTCCCACAATCGTGCAGGAGGTGCTCAAGAAGGTCTACAAGGCTTTTCACGCTTCCTCCTCTTGGAGTGAAGTGTCCAGGGTGTTCTCAAGACCCCGTAAGCCACGTAGCACTTCGGCAGAGCGCCGAACGAGACCTAGGTTCTAATTAGGTCTCCCCGTTAACGAGCTTCAGGATGTTGGCGTCCGAGAGGAAGCCAACCAGAGCCTTACCAAGGCTCTGAACATCCGAGCCGGCAAGCCCGGTGTTCGGAAAATCCAACGTGAACGAACACGTCATGCTAGCCAACATACTGTTGGCCGGCACCAACGGATCGGATACGAAGGAATCCCGCCTGAGGCGCGCAGCCACCCGATTTCGAGCCTTGTATTGATGACTGAGAGTCAAGGTATACTTGACCCCGTTGTCATCAAGACGATAGGTCGATTCGGAGTCAGTCCTGCCAATGGCAGGAAGTGACTTGGCAACGGTTGCATACGTCACCGATTGAGGGTCAGAGAACACGTCGAAGCTCCTTGAGTTTATCGAACAAGGCCTCGGGACAAGCCCAAAGCCGTGAGGATGCTCAGCTGATAAGCCGAGAGGCTTCCAAGCTGAACATCCAATCCAAATGGGTTTCCCCCACCTAGACGCACCTTCGTTTCAGTTACCTGACGTGAGGTGTAGGTAAACTCGTTTGAATCCCAGTCCTTCGATACATTCCAGTACGGAGGACCAGGACCTTCCACGTGTTCGCCTGAATGAATACACTGACAAGTGTATTCAAGCGTCTCCGTTACATGCTTCATAATGAAGCTGTAACGAGTGGTGAGGTTGTCGACTGCATTCGAACTAGCATTGGAGACAATGTCGCCAATGTTAGCGAACCAGTCGACAAGCCACGACCACGGGAGCACGTTCCACAACAATTCGGGCGTTGGCAACGCACCGAAGAGAGCAGCACGAGCTCTCGCATCCCAGAGTGACGACCCCACATCGGGTATGTAGTACCGAAAGGCACCAACAAACCAGATATGGGTCTTCGTCACAGCCCTTCGAGTAACAATGCTTTTACCAACCGGCCATCCTGGCGGCGGGTTAAAGCATCCAGCGTATGGGACGTTGTATTCCCAAACGTTGGAAGTACTCGATTCGTCGTTCTCGACTTCCGCCCGACGACGAATGTAGCGACCATTATTCCTAATGATCTCTGCCATTCGCTTGTCAATTGACTTCCAAAGATTATACATATCTTGGAGGTCCTTGACAAAGGGTTTCCAGCCAAATGCTACATTCAGATATTCGGAACCAAGGTTCCGAAAATCCTGTAGCTTTGACAATAGAACCCTCGGAAGTTGCGTGATAGGGACTGTCCAGATTCCCTTGAGAGGAATCTTAGGCAGGTCTCTCAGTTCAGCAATGAACTGACCCACTCCCGCAACCGGGTTACCAGGTCGGGCTCTCTTATATCCAGTTGCGTACTTACCGGAAAGTCCGGAAGAGGCAACGGCAAAAGAGGGCATCGAGCTGATAAATGCAGGTGGCTTCGAACTGATATCTGGATAGATCCCCGAGCCAGCACAGCCCGCGGATCGTCCAGACCAGACGTTGTCCAGCCGCACGAAAGTCATCGGTTTTGACGTGTGGTTAACTTTCCGTTTCCACACGTAAAACGGACCGCCACCACTCCAAGTTCCATCATGGATCTTCCAGTGGGGCTGAGAAACGAGTAGGGCTTCAGTGTCCCAGTCGCGTACGATAGCGGGGCCCGAGCTCCAATGAATGAAACCCAGGTTAGTCCTCACTTTTGGTACGCGACTCGGCATGTCTGGATGGCCCATTTAGAGGGAGAGAGGGGTGGCAGCATAAGTACTGCCCTGGCGGGCCCGAAAGGGCT